AGGTCCACGTATGTGACCTTGTTGGTTTGACCAATGCGATGCGCTCGGTCTTCCGATTGAAGGCGAATTTCTAAGTCGTAGCTGTTGCTATAATAAACGACGGTGTTTGCCGCGGTCAGCGTAATGCCATATCCGCCGGTTCTAGGTTGTCCGACGAAAAACCGAAGCGGGCTGCTTTCGTCCTGAAACCAATTAACGATCTGCTGCCGTTCGTCCTGCGGCGTTTCTCCGTAATATGTAGCCACCGAATCCGGTCCGAAACGGTCGCTGAGTGCATTAGATATGCTCTGGATATCATGAGTGTATGTCGCCCAAATTATAGCTTTGCCTTGCACTTCCTCGGCCAAGTCCATCAAAGTAGACAAGCGGTTGTTGGGCAGTTCTTTTAGAACACCTTCGTCGGTCATGATGTGACCGCAGCAAATTTGTTGCAGGCGCATAATTTGCGTCAGTACGTTCGACGTGGTCGCAACTTCGCCATTGCCCAGCGCGGCCAAGGCCCATACCACCATCTGGTCATATGCGGACCGCTGCTCTTTAGTTAATTCGACGTCGCGCCGGACAAATACTTTCTCCGGTAAGTCCAGACAATCTTGTTTGAGCACGCGGTAGCTAAACTGGTCCAGCTTTTCGGACAGTTCGTCTAACCTACGGTATCCAACAATTTCTTGAAAACTGCGGTGCCCCACGGATCGTTGACGGACCACGGCATATCGGGCTTGGAACGCGAAATAGCTGTTGTAGTTTAGGGCTTGTTTGTCCAAGAACAGGCTCTGGCTGAACAAATCCATTGGGCTCTTCGTAATGGGTGACCCTGTCAGGATGCGTCGATATTTAGATAGCACCCTAAGTGACATGATGTTTTTTGTACGAGCGGCTTTTCTGTTTTTTATGGTGGTGGATTCGTCCACGAGGACAAAATTGTCTGGATTTTGGTGCAAAAACGCTTCCGCGGCCTCCACGCCACGTTTCGTGGATAACGCCTCAACATTCATGACAAATATCTTCAACAGGCCTTCTTTTGAAAGCACGAAATCTACGAGTTCCGATTCATATGTCTTAGTTTTTTTCGGAACCCAGCGCATGACCTGCCGGTTTATTCTTTCCGGAAGATGGGTGGGGATTTCGTTGCGTACCCAGTTATCGTAAACGCCTTTTGGAGCTATGACGAGTGCCGAAGTTATCTCACCTTTTTCGTATAGTATCGCCATATTGTCGATGGCGACTTTTGTCTTACCTGTCCCCATCTCCATGAAAAGAGCAAAAAAAGTTGAGTCACAACAGATGTTTAGAGCTTTTTCTTGATGCTCATAGGGTTTCGTTTTGAACTCGTAGCCGGTCATTTCAAACAATCTCCTAAAAACAGGTTGACACGCCATTGGTATAAGATAATATCAGTCTTTGTCAAGGTCGGACACGGCCTACAACAGCGAAAAGAGGACTACGAATGACTGATCTTACTAGCCTAATGGAAGAGGAAAATTCGCAATCTGTCGAAAATGTCGATCAGGCGGATTTGTCCAGCGTCGCGGGGATCGCACGATCTATCCGCGAAAAAGAAGAGCTGATCTTTGACTTGGAGCAAACGCTCAAGTCCGAAAAGAAGTCTTTGATGAAGCTCACGGACGAGGAGCTTCCAGCTCTCCTGCAAGAGGTCGGCATCAACAAGTTTGAACTTGACGACGGTTCCACCGTTGAGGTCAAGCAAACCTACGGTGCGTCGATTTTGGTTGCCAATCGGGAAACCGCTTACGAGTGGCTTCGAAATCACAACTACGACGACATTATTAAAAATCAGGTAAATGTTCGCTTTGGTCGTGGCGAAGACGAACTTGCCGCGTCGTTCACGGCTCTCGCTGCTCAACAGGGTTACGCGCCCGAGCAGAAAACCGAAATCCACTCTCAGACTTTGCGCGCCTTTGTGAAAGAGCGCGTGGAGGCTGGTGATGAGTTTCCAATGGACTTGTTTGGCGCTTGGATAGGCCATCGCGCTGTCATTAAGAGGAGTAAATAACATGGCAAAAGCTGTGGCTAAAAACGAAGATAACGCCGTATCCGTCGTAGACGAAAGCCTTTTTGAAGCGGATGCCGGTGTAGGCATGGAAAACATGGGCCAAGATGACCTTGCCCTGCCGTTTCTTAAAGTTCTCAGCGGTAACGACCCGGTTCTGGACGAACGTGACGACGCTCGAAAGGGCGACATCTACAACACCGTCACAGGGGCCGTTTACAAAGGCAAGGAGGGCATCTCCGTCATTCCTGCCGCGTACCAACGACGCTTCATTCAGTGGGCACCACGGGGCTCTGGAACGGGCGCACCGAGCGCTATTTACGAGCCGGGTGATACCCGTCCTCGGACCGAGCGGTCTTCGGACGACAATAAGGACTACGTCGCCGACGGTTCTGGTGAATACATTGAGGAGACGCACCAACATTTTGTCATCGTATTAAACGAAGACGGCAGCGCTGAAACGGCGTTGATTGCCATGAAATCTACTCAGCTCAAAAAGAGCCGTAAGTGGAACAGCATGATGGCCTCGCGGACGATGAATGGGAAGAACGGACCCTTCACCCCGCCGCGGTTCAGTCACGTCTATCACCTCAAAACCATTTTGGAGGAGAACTCCAAAGGGTCCTGGCATGGCTGGGAGATGAGCGTCGAAGGACCCGTTCAGAGCGTTGATATTTACCAGCGGGCTAAAAGCTTTGCGGCGAGCATCAGCCTGGGAGACGTTCAGGTTAAGCACTCGGACGAAAGCGCGTCGCCCGCAGCGCAAGACGACGACATTCCGTTCTGATCCTAAGTGGCGGGGCTTCGGTCCCGCCACGTTTTTCTGAGGCGCACATGCAAGTCAAGAAATTCATGGCCATATTCGATGGCCTGAAGGAAGCCTACGGCTACTTCAAAATTGAAAGCACCGGATCAAACGGAAAGGCCAAAGGCAAGGCAGGAATCCTGCGCGAACCGCGGACCACGAAGCTTTGGGAGGGCCACCTAAACGGTGACGGTGCGGGCATTGGAATTATTCCGATTAACGCCGACAACAAAAGCAAGTGGGGGTGCATTGATATCGACCAGTACCCCCTAGACCACAAAATGCTGATTGAAAAAATACGGCGGATGAAGTTGCCGCTGGTGGTTTGCCGATCAAAGTCTGGTGGCGCGCACTGTTTTCTGTTTTCTAAGGATTGGATTGCCGCGGCTGACATGCAGAAGGCTCTGCAACACATGTCCGCGGCCCTGGGCTACGGTGAAAGCGAGATTTTCCCCAAGCAAATACGTTTGCACTTGGACCGAGGGGATGTAGGGAATTTCCTGAACCTTCCTTACTTCGATCACGAGGCGGGTCTTCGGTATGGGTTTTTAGACGACGGCACGTCCGCGACGATAGACGAGTTTTTTGGGCTGTATGAGGCTCATGTTCAAACTCCCGAGCAGATTTTAAAGCTGCAAGTCGAGACGTCTGGAAAAACAGACCACCTGAAAGACGGTCCGCCGTGCTTGCAGATTTTGTGTAACTTAAAGATTTCGGAGGGCGGTCGTAACAACGGCCTCTTTAACCTGGGGGTTTACCTGCGCAAAGCTTACCCAGATAGCTGGGAGTCCGAGATACTGCGGTTCAACATGGACTACCTTGAGCCGCCGCTGCCGCTGAACGAGGTTAACATTGTCGCGAAGCAGCTACAGCGCAAAGACTATGTCTACAAGTGTTCTGACAGCCCTATCAACGCGCATTGCAACAAAGATCTGTGCCGAACCAAAAAGTTTGGGATAGGGGCGGCGGTAGCGGGCGCTACAGTAGCCAACTTGCGTAAGTATAATTCCAACCCCCCTGTTTGGTTCATGGACGTGAACGGGGAGCCGTTGGAGTTAGACACTGACGCTTTAATGAACCAGCCGGTCTTTCAAAAAGCCTGCATGGAACAGCTCAACTTTATGCCTATGTCGGTGCCCAGGGCACAATGGGAAGCACGCATTGGCGCGCTCTTAACCGAGATGAGGGACAACGAAAGTGCCATCATAGAAGTGGCTCAGGACGCCAGCATCAGCGGTCAGTTCTACGACTTCTTGGAAGAGTTCTGCCGACACCTACAGCAGGCTCAGGACAAAGAAGAAATATTATTGCGACGTCCGTGGACCGACGAAGAAAAGAACCAGACTTTCTTCCGGCTGAAGGATTTTGAGGCGCATCTGCGCAAAAATAAGTTCTTCGAGTACAAAAGTCATAGGATTGCGCAACGGCTGCGCGACATCAACGGCAACAGCGTCGTCCTCAAGATCAAAGGCCGATCCGTTCGCGTGTGGCAAATACCTGCCTTTGAAACCGCCGATATGGTTTTCGACACGTCTCGATTAAAACGTCAGGCGGAGGTTCCGTTCTGATGGAGGACTTTCGAAAGATACACCGGGAGAGGAATTGGAATATTTGGCGGATGCGCGTTTTAGAGAAAAGAACGCTGCCCAGTATCGCCCAGAGGTTTGGTCTTAGTCGAGAGCGGATTCGTCAAATTGTTCTGGAAGGTAATGCGATCTTAGAAAATCGACCGGACTATTTTGGCAGGAAACAGTAATGTTTCGCATTTTTGGACCGCCCGGCACCGGAAAAACCACTACGCTGCTTAACATGGTCGATGAAGCCCTGGAGAGCGGCGTACACCCGCATAAGATTGCGTTCTTAGCCTTCACCCGCAAGGCTGCTAATGAGGCCAAGGACCGTGCCGCAGCGCGTTTTAACCTCGACCCTAAGAAAGACTTGAGTTACTTCCGAACGCTGCACTCTTTAGCCATGTCTCTGAGCAATATCCGTAGTGAGCAGGTTATGCAGGAGGAGCACTACCGAGAGCTGTCGGAAACGATAGGCGTAGAGGTTTACAGCTCCACCCAAGTAGGCGCGTTCGAGGAAGACATAACTGCCATTACGTCGAACAAAAACCCCATCCTGAACGTTATCAACCTCGCCCGCCTGCGGAAGGTGGATTTGAGAGACCAATATAACGAAAGCAATTTGTACGAGTCGTGGAACGTCGTGAATTACGTTGCTACAAGCCTGGAGGCATACAAGGGCAACATGGGCCTTTATGACTTCACAGATATGCTGGATGAATTTATACGGTCCGCGCCTATGACCTGCCCGCATTTCGATCTGTGCTTCATAGACGAAGCTCAAGACCTGAGCCCGCTGCAATGGGACCTCGCGCATATCTTAGACGAGAACTCGACGCGAACTTATTGCGCAGGAGATGACGACCAAGCGATTTACCGATGGGCCGGTGCCGACGTTGACCACTTCATCAACCTCCCCGGCGGTTCAGAAACGCTTTCTCAATCCTACCGTGTGCCGCGTCGAGTTCATGCCGTCGCGCAGACCGTCGCCAGTCGCATTAACCGCCGGTTCCCAAAGAGGTACGAACCAAAACCCGAGGAGGGGCACGTCCAAACTGTGGCGGGCATTGAATATTTAGACATGAGCAGTGGCGAATGGCTCATCCTGTCTCAAGCGGGATACATGCTGCAAGACGCCGCCGCGTGGCTTAAATCCGGCGGATATTTGTTTAATTACCGCGGCTCGCGGTCCATTGGCAAGAAATTATCCGATGCCGTGAACGGGTGGGAGACTTTACGCCGGGGCCATTCAATCCCTGTTGTGCTAGCGCGGCAGGTTTATGCTTTTATGTCTGCCGGGACGCGGATAAAGCGCGGATTTAAGAAGCTGACAGGCCTAGAGGACGATGACGTCGTTAGTATGTCCGCGCTGATGGAAAACCACGGGCTTTTGGCAGATCAATCCATGATTTGGTCAGAAGCTTTGGATAAAATTCCGGAGACCGACAGGGCGTATGTTACAGCTCTTTTGCGCCGCGGCGAAAAGTTCAACGCCGAACCCCGGATTTCGCTGTCCACGATCCACGGTTCAAAAGGCGGCGAAGCCGACAACGTTGTTCTCTACACTAGCCTGACTAAAGCCGCAGATGATGACATGCAGCGCAATCCGGACGACATGCACCGGGTGTTTTATGTCGGAATTACTCGAACCAAGGACACCCTTGTCCTCGTAGAACCCGAAGATGCAGCAAGGAGCTATTACATATGAACCGTGAACAAGTCCTATCGAAAGCTGAAAAGCTGATTAACGGTCAACGGGCTACAGATTATGGCGACGCTTATGAAAACCATGCTCGGATTGCAGAGGGTTGGAACGTGATTATGCGCGGAGCGTTGTCAAATTCTGGATATCTGACACCCGCACACGTCGCGCTCATGATGGATTGGCTCAAGACCTGCCGGTTGTTATCCACGCTGGATCATGAAGATAGCTGGGTCGATAAGGCGGGGTACACGGCCCTCGGTGCTGAGTTCGCTTTGAAGGAAAAACAGGTTGACTAAATTGCAAATGGCGATGTTTCCGCCAAAAAGCGAGTGGGTCCCCCCGCTGGAGCTGCCCGACATCACGTCAGCAAAAACAATTGCAATCGACGTTGAAACGTCGGACCCAAACCTGAAATCAAACGGTCCAGGGTGGCCGACCAAAGACGGGTTCATCGTAGGATACGCCCTCGCCGTGGACGGGTGGTCTGGTTATCTGCCTGTAAAGCATTTCGGTGGTGGCAATCTCGACGAGCGCATCGTGTCCCGATGGCTCAAAAAGGTGTTTGAGTGCCCTGCCGACAAGGTGATGCACAACGCCCAGTACGACCTCGGATGGATTAAGGCTACCGGGTTTGAAGTTAATGGTCGGATCATCGACACGATGGTCATCGCATCGTTACTGGACGAAAACCGCTTCAGCTACAGCCTAAACGCACTATCCTACGACCTGCTGAACAAAACCAAATCGGAAAAGGGGCTGGTAGAGGCAGCGCGCGAGTTCGGCATCGACCCAAAAGCCGAGATGTGGAAAATGCCAGCCATGTACGTCGGACCTTACGCGGAGGCCGACGCCGAGCTTACTCTTGAATTGTGGAACTACTTTACCGGACAAATCCGTAAAGAAAACCTAACAACCATCGCCGATTTGGAACTGGACCTCCTGCCATGCCTCGTAGACATGACTATGCGGGGCGTGCGCGTTGACCAGAACAAGGTCGAAATCACACGCAACGGTCTCTTAAAACGCGAAAAGCTTGTTCTTCAGGAAATTAAACGGCTCACCGGAACCAACGTTGAAATCTGGGCCGCGCAATCCCTCGCCAAAGCCTTTGATGGTATGGATATTGGATATCCCAAAACCGAAAAGGGCGCGCCAAGCTTCACCAAACAGTTTCTCCAAGAGAATGAGCATCCCATTGCTAAGCTCATCGTTGAAGCTCGGAACCTGAACAAAACGTCCGGCACGTTCATCAACACCATCATGAAGCACTGCCGGGCCGACGGCCGCATTCACAGCCACATCAACCAAATTCGTTCTGACGACGGCGGAACCGTCTCGGGGCGCATTTCAATGTCCAACCCCAACCTGCAACAAATCCCGGCCCGCGATCCAGAACTCGGACCCATGATCCGCAGTCTTTTCTTACCCGAAGAAGGCGACCAGTGGGCGGCCATTGATTTCTCGCAGCAGGAACCACGCATCTTGGTTCACTA